CAAGAAGTTTGTATTTCTGCATTTGTCTCACTTCCTTTTGCAGTAGTCGCATATCCTGTATAGTGTAAGATCCTAGATATCCAAGTCATAAAAGTATAATGCTGATCATACTGCCCTGCAGGATTAGCTGAGTCAGGTATAAAAGTATCTTGTATCTCATATAAATTATTAGCAGCCTGATCTATACCGCTAGGTATTAAATCATAATACTTCAACGCCGCTAAACCATCTACTGCTTTAAGTTTTATATTATAAGGGACAGGTACATCTGGATCATCGGCTAAGTCCATTAAGAGATATCCTGCAAAAATTGGAGAGTCTCCTGATTGAATTATTGGAGCTGATCCTGTTACATATAAATATACATATACATCTCTTTCTTGCCGAGAAGTTCTTAATTCATTGATATAAGATGCTGCTTGTATATCCGTAACCATAAAATCTATCGACATCGTAGAAGCTTTTACAGTAGAATACATTTTACTCCCTTCAGATCCCCAACTTATATCACACGCTCCTGCTCCTAATCTACCTTCTTTATTATGATACCAACTCCCTGCAACTTGATCGTAAAATTCTAAAACGTATTTCACTCCTGCTGTAGAACTAAACCTGAAACTATAAGTCTTATTATAAGCCATTAGATGTATCTTTCTCTTTGTTCATCTGTATTTCTATTTGACAAGAAAATATCATTCCCTTTTACTACTCCTGAAACATCTAAGGCCATATCAGATCCTAGCATTCCTTTTAATTTAGATAAAGGAGCAATTACCTCTGGATCGTGAGCTGCCCCAGGGTTATCGCCGACGATTGCGTGGCTAGGTCCAAAAGCTAACCCCCCTTTCGCAAGAGGAATTGGAGTAGATGCGATTGCTGCTATTTGTGCTGCTCCTAAAGCTCCTACTATTACTGCCATAATTGGCCCTAGAATCGGCCCTGCAGTTAAAGCTTGTACTACTGCTTGAGCTGTAGCCATTATAGCCTGAGCAATTTTCATATTTTTATCTCTCTGAGCTTGTTTCTTCATTAAGGCTTTTTTCTTCTCATCTGCCTTTTTATCCATAGCTTCTTGCCTTTTCTCAAATTTATCTTTAAGAGCTAACATCATTTCATCTTTTTTCTCCTGCCCCATTCCAGAATTTTCTATCTTCATCTGCTCTCTTTCAAAATCTTTATCAAAGGCTTCCTGATTTGCAGTATTTTCATTATCTAGCTCAGTCATTGCTTTTTTGTGATTAGCAGCCATCAGGTCTCCGATACCATTTAAGACAGTTGTAGCGTGTTGAGATATTTCTGACCATACTTCCCCAACTTTAGTAGCGAATCCTTCATACCCATCTTTAGCCCAGTCTAAGTATTGCTGTAGAAGGCTCTTTCTTTTTTTGATTTGCTCATCTACTTCATCAGTACCATCTTTACTACCCAATGGATCTTGGGGAGCATCTTCTCCTCCTCCTCCTCCTCCTCCTCCAAGGATTCCACCTGTAGGCCCTATAAGACCATCAAAATTAACACCTGATATAAAGCCCTTAATACCATTGAATAATCCCTCCCCATACGTTTTCCACATAGGTGTAGATTTAATTCCATCCATATAGAGCTGTCCTGCTTTCAGTCCCATACCTTTTATTCCTTTTACTATATCGCCCTCTTTTAGAGGTTCTATATGAGAAGCAGGTTTAATTTTTGATATTTCATCTTGAAAATCCTTTTTCATATTTTTGGCAAACTGCTTACTTTCCTTTCCTAGAAATTTGCCCATATCTGCATACTGCTTACCAATATTTTTAAATCCTTTTCCTGCAGCCTGAGCCATCCCTTTAAAATCCTTCTTAAGAAATTTCTCAAGGACTTTTCCAATAGTTCCAAAAATAGTTGTCGCCAGTATACCGATATTCCTAAACACCTCTCCTGCTATACTCCATAAAGCTTTAAAAGCATTACCCCACATAGCAAAATAGATAAGCACTAGAGCCATAAGTCCTCTGAACTCTTCAGTTCTATTATATAGCCCAATGAAGTAATTTATAGCACCCAGTAAAGTCTGCTCAATAGTAGGCCACAGCATAGAAAAAGCTAAAGCCAAAGTTCCTATCATTGAAGCTAGTGCTACTAAAACTACTACTACTAATCCTCCCCAACTAAAAAGCCCAGCGATTATAGTCATAAGAGGCCCTGAGAAAGCTACCAAAGCTGCTCCTGCTACAGCTAAAGTCTTTCCTCCTGAACTCATCTCCGTAAAAGTTTTCACTAATTTACTTGCTCCTTTCACTATTTGAGTAAATATAGGCATTAGCATAACTCCTAACTCTTGAACTGCTAACTTCATTTCTTGGAAAGTTTGCTCCATCTGGAATCCTGTAGTCCCTGCTACAGTATCAAAGCCATCACTAACCATACCTGTAGCTCCACCCATCTCATCAAGTATTTTAACATACTCTCCAGATTGGTTTCCTAGGACACCCATAATGTTCTTAACCGCTTGCGACTTACCGAAAAATTCAGTCATTTCCACTTTGTTTTCGGCAAAAGCATCCTTCATTGTAAAGAGCGTTTCTTGAAGTCCTTTGTCTTGGATCATTTTTCTCAGCCCTTCATAAGACATATTAACTTTTTCCAGAGCTTTTTCTCCCTGTCCTGTTTCTTTAGCAAAGGCCATCATCACTCCACCAAATCCAGTAGTAGCTGATCTTGCATCTCCAGTTGTTCTTGTATAAGTTGAAATGTTAGCTACTACCTCTTCAAAGCTAATTCCTAATTCGGCAGCCATACCTACCTGAGTTCCTAAAGCTTCTGCTAATTCTTGCGACTCGAACATCCCTGTTCGTACAGCCATTCCAAACATATCTAAAGCATCAGATGCAGAAACAACATCTACCCCATAAGCATTCTGAGCGGCTGCCGCTACCTTAGCAAGGTCAGCTTGTTCTCCAAGGCCCATAGCAACTCCCTTAGATACTTGCTCTAAGGTTTCCATTGCATTAGCACCTCTTAAACCTGCAGAAGTTAAAAAGAAAAGCCCTTCCGCCAAGTCTGCAGGAGCTTGAGCTACTTTCCCTGATAGGGCCATTATTTCTTTTGAAAATTCTCCTACCTCTTTTCCAGAGATTCCTACCAAGGTATTTATCTTGGTCATACTCTTTTCAAAGTCGATAGCCATCTTAGCACCTGCAACTCCAACGGCTGCAAATGGCAAAGAAAAGCTCATAGAGATAGATCTACCTACAGCTTTCATTCTAGCACCAAAGGCAGCTATTCTTTTTCCTGCTCTAGCTAATCCTCTAAATAGAGGAGCGGTTACTGCATTAATTACGACATTTAAGGAGGCTAAGGCTTTTTTAGGCATTTTTCTTTTTCTTTTTCTTTTTATTTAACTCATCTATCTTGTCTTGATATTCAGATTCTTTTCTTAATCTCTCAATATCTCTCTTTACATTCTTACTACTCTTTCTTTCCCAAGGGAAAGTAGTAAGTTTTTTAGGATTTATACTTCTCTTCAAATGAGGATTAATAATAACACAAGCCATCCATCTTGCTCTTTCCCATTCCCCTTGCTGCTTATATTCATTCATCTTCCTAACACCTATCTGAGCATTCAAAAAGTTACGAGGAGTCATATTATATAGTTCCTCAATACTTAAATTTAACTCGCCCAAACCTATTTGCTCGATGACATCAAATGTAAGCTCCTCTACTTCTTGGGTACGTTTCCCCCCTTTTTTCCCTTGTCAGAAGCTTGTTTAACATTTTGTCCCATTTGCTCTCCAAATATTTCTAAAGCTCTCGATAAACCTTCCATATCATTGTCTAGCATATCGCCTAAGTCATCTATCGTAAGAGTAAACTTTTCTCCTGACTTTCTACATCCTTCATCAATTCCTACTAATACTAAATTCAGAGCTTCATCTAAAGTGATATCTTGCCCTAAAGTCATTAATTTGTTTAAAGAAGTTCCTGTATTTCTACAGTATTTTCTTAATCCGTTAAATCCAAAAAAGATAGGAAATTTCTTTCCATCTAATTCTATTATCTCATAATTCATTTTTTCTATTTCTTAAAGTTAGTAAATCT